TTTTATTATGCTAGGGGCGGTCGAGTTCCTCAAAAAACAATTCTTTTACCTGATACAACTGATGTGCCGATGGACCAAACTTTAAATGAAGGTGGACCCGAAACAACTGCCAATATATCTCAAACCCTTTACGCTCCTGAGGAGGAATCTAATGTTGGTATATCATCTAGTGAAATGGGTGAGGAAGAGGAGGGACAAACGAGAATAATGCCACAGCAGAAAATCGGTGGAGGAGCAGTAAGACCAAGACAGACAATCATGACTCGTCGAGAATTTTTGAAAGAAAATGGATTAGAACCAATACCTTCAAATACAAAATCAACGACATTACAAGAAATGTATGATTATTATGTGGATTTTTCTGCCGAGTTAGGTTACCCTGTAAGAGAGCAAATTAGATATAATAAATCTGAAATGTATAGAGAAATGGTTTCAATCATTGATGACTCAATTAAATCAATACAAATAAATTTATAATTATTTCTCTCTATATATAAAAGAATGAGTGAATTTACAGAGGAGAATATCCGTGATGTCTTTATTGATTTAGAACATCTGCCTGACAGTTTAATTTTTAGAATTGAGGAAATCGACTTCACATACAGTCCATATCGATTTGGAATGGAATGGGCAGAAATGGAGTATTATCAAAAACGAGTTCCGATTGGACTTATTGAACAGTTTCCATGCCTTTCATATATGTTGGAGGATTATTGGCGTGAGGCAACAAAAATGACCCCTTTAGAGGAAATCGAGTATAGAAAAACCAAATCTGAATAAATTTATTATTTGTATATATAATAAATGTATGGCGGCAATAATAACCCTAACTCAAAACCTAATCTTAGTTTGTATGATAGTCTTCGTGTTGGTTACATTGGCAGTGAAAATCAACAGGGTAAAGAAATGGCAAAGTATGGTTACACGATAGACAAAGGTTTATCCAATGACAACCAACAAGTATATTATAATCCTGAAACTAAAAAACTCCTTTACAATGTCACAGGGTCTCACAGTCTCACTGACTGGGTAAATTCCGATTTGAAATTGGCACTAGGAATCAACAAAAATCGAGGCAAACCCATTGTCGAAAAAGGCATCGAAGCAGCATTACCTGATTCATGGAAAAAAGGATTCGACAGAGGATACGAAAATATTTTCGGTGGATTCAAAGACACAACCCGTTACAAACAAGCAGACGAAACTCTCCAGTCCGCAAAACAAAAATACAACCCAGCAGATGTTAGCATAACAGCACATAGTTTGGGTGGCAGAATCGCACAGGACATCGCCAAATCAGGTGACAAAGTTTACGCTCTTGATTCAGGTCAAACCATCGGGCAAAAAGTGAAAGGTGGTCCCAATCGCAACATTTATAGGTCAGAAGGTGATGTGGTTAGTTTAGCATCTGCGTGGAATCCGAATGTTCAAACTTTAACAAATCCTCATACTAGTCGTATTATTCCAGCACTCTTTAGCAAAAATCCGCAAACCATTGCTGTTGCTGGAGCAATCGATGCTTATAACGCCCACAACATAGAGAACATTAAGAAATCCAATATATTTGTATAATTATTTTAAATTTAATATTTACATAATTATATAGAATGTCTTTCAATTCCAATGAAACCCGTGTTTTAACTTTAAGGTCTTATGATATTAACGCATCTAATACTGCCTCCGCATATTATAATACAACCGTAACAACTGCTGCGGGTCAGGTTGCCGATAATCGTATGTCGCTTACTTGGAACAATGTAAATCTCCGTCAACTAATGGGTGACCCTTTTTATAATAGATTCGATAAATTCCACATTCGCCTCAATACTTTACTAGTGGGTCAAACTCAGACCGCTGTTCTTGCTACTCAAACTACCGATTCTACTACTGCCCGTTCTGTTGAAATGAAATTATCGGGATTAGCATGGGACCCCGCTCCTTACGCTCAGGGTTCATCTACTAAATCTGCTGCGGGTGATGTTATATTTCATACCGCAGTTTTACCTCAAATTGCTGCTACTGCTGGTCTCGGAGTTGGACAGGTAAGTGTATTTGCCATAGGTCAATCTCCCTCTTATGCTTTTAGCAAAACTGCGGATAGTCCTACACTTACAATCCAAATTGTCCAGCAATCTAACCAAGCATTTTTTGTTCCCGCTGCCAATACTTCGCTTTATGGTCACATGGATTTCATTTTTGAAATACACGGATTATCTCAAGATGAGACTGCGACAGTTCCCGACCGCAATTTAATGACAACACAAGATGACAGACATCAGCGTCACACTCCAGCATCTGATTTTGCTGACAAAAAAATATTCCGTTAAGGGGTGTTAAGTTAATATTTAATTAAGTTAAGTTAAATATTAATTACAAAGTGCTACACTTTTAAGACTGGATTTAATATCTAGAATAGCAGACACCGTTCTCATACACGAGGACTTGGTCATAAGCAGCGAAGGCAGTTTGGAGAATTGTCACATCTGAAGCAGGGGTATGATTGACAATGTAAAAGATATCACTAGTATTGGTATTTGTTCCAGCAAAGATAGATGCTTTATCCGCATTTTGGTAAACTTCCATATCGATACCAACCAAGAAAGCACCTGAATCCTCAGTGGACGCTTCAACCAAACCAGCAACAGTGTTTGGAACATTAAGTGAGTAAGCAACGGCATCTATAGAGGGTTGGAGATTCATATCAGCAACAGAACCAAAGCATTTAATTGCCTCATTGTATATTTCAGGAATAGATGTGGGAGCAGTTGAGGGCAAAACTTCAGAACCAACTCTAAAATTGTAACTTGTTAGACCGAATTTACAATGAGACGATGGGTATTGTGCCGCAAGACCCGCAGTTGTTCTCGTGGCAACAAAGATGTTCTTTAGACTGCTAAACTTAGCGGGAATGGGGAAAGATACCTGTGTTCCACCTGTAACGATGGCAGCAGAGTTAGTATATGACCTGTAAGATGGCAATACCATTTGGAGCGGGGACGAAGACGCGGATTTTATAGCACTAATAGCACTATCGGGCAGTTCCAAAAATTCTCCGCAATAATTTATACCTGAGGCAGTAAAATTCAAACCAGCACCACCTTCAACCATCATCGCTTTGATAAGGGAGGATTGGAGGGTAAGTTCAACTCTCAAGGGAGCAGCAGTCATTTCCCAAAGAGGCAAGTATTTCTCACCTGCTAAAGCACCGACCATAGAAACCAAGTTGATGGCAAAGGGGTAACTAGTTCCTGGACTAGCAGCAATCGGAAACTGAGCAGCAGTAAAGGCACGACCTCTGTTAACAGCACGAACATTTGCTAAAGCGGCGGCGGCAACACCAACACCTGAATACTCCTCATTTGTTCCGCTGGTAACGGCAAAGCGTCCCTTAACCGCATCTTCGGGTGCTTGGAAATCGTATAAAATCTTTGCTAATTGACCATAGTTATCAATATCCTCGAGCAAATTGGACCCATGAAACACACGGAGACGCTGGAAAATTTGATGGAAACCGCAAGACTCTAAACAAGAGGAGGTGGGAGCAGTGGTGGAAATCAAGTTAAAGTTACCTCTTAAATAGGAATCAGAGGGAATAATGGCAGTGTTAGCACGGGTGGGGATATTAATAGTGATAGTATCACCTGGATTGTAAAGACCTGTTCCACCTTGAGGTTGGATTTGTGTTAAATAACGACGGGCAGGAGCAGACTCAACTTTGGACTGGAATTTGAGATTAGCAGGAATCATATTATAATCTATAGTTAGATAAAAATAAAAACAAATAGATTTAAAATATTATAAATCTATTTATTATTTTGGACTTTTTCCCTAAATAATTTCTAAAGGGAAACTTATCGTTTTAAAACCCTTCTTTCTAAACCTCCTGAGATTTTTCTAGTTAACTCCTCAGCAACTTTGGCAACTGTGGGTCTAATTATCAGGGGTATTTTGCCTCCAATTCGCATCATGCCAAGCGGCATTTTACTGCCAATCATACCGCTCTTATTGTTTAATTGTTTACTGTAACCAATCATTTATAATCTATATTGATATTTTATTTTCAACTATTCTGTAAATTTAATACAATCTAATTGTAAAGTCATTTGATAATTAATTCCATTTAGATTGACCAACAACCCATTGTTATCGATAATGCGTATCTGAATTTGGTCCAGTTTATTCACATACAAATTTGTCCTAAAGTTATTATTATTTTGAAAACTAATAATTGAAAAGGGGGCAACATAAACTGGAATTGTTGCTAAAATGTTCTGATTATACGCCTGTGCCACATTCACATTGTATGTCGGAAAATTACACTCAATATTTAATGCCCTAATTTGATTTAAATTCACTACATCTCGTCCTACTAGTGTTAACGAAATGGAGGTTGAATTCGCAGTTTTGCTAAATCCCAGTATATGATTGATTGAGTCCGCATAAATTATGAAATTCGTTGTTGTATGTGTAAAGGTTAGTTTACCTGTCACAGTATTATACACTATATTATAATTCGCCCCCATTTGTGTTTTCAAAAGGGCAATCAACTGCGTCACATTATAGTTGCCTGCTTCTACATTATATGTATTTTCAGGACCCGCCACTAACCCCCATCTAAAGGTATTATCAACACTAGTTATACTATAAAAGGAATAGGGTATATTGGCATTTTGTAAAGACAAATAAATATGATGACCATCGGGTATCTCAATCACGGGTAAAAAATAAATACAGTTTGCTGGATTATCGTCTACTGTTTCTGTGGCATATCGACTGTTTAAATATATTTGGATTGATTCACTGTTCATTAATGTTATATTATCTAAATATTATATCTTTCAAATTCAATTAGACTGAGGAATTGGTTATCACTAGAGGATTGAAATTGCGATACAACTTGTTCTCAATCGTGTCTATATCAAGGTGTGAATATTCCTGTCCAAAAATATAATCATAAACCTTTCTCGAGTCCTCATCTTTCATCTGAAGCAATTCCTGATTTATCGTTGTCCATTCCTCACGGTTTTTCGGTTTGAAAATGGTTGCGTATGTTGTCTGCTTTCTAAGCATCTTTGGAAAATACATATACGATTGTAATGTGAAAATGAAACAAGTATTCAAATGTCTTGCTTTGATTAACATGGAATTCAACATCTTTTGTATATCTTTCTCTTTCAATGATGAGGCAAAGTCATCTATGATTACGCAATTGTATTCCATCTCATCATCATCATCGTCTTCCTCCTCTTCCTCTTTTCTATCTTTGAGTTCATTATACAACTGTTCTAAATTGTCTCTTGTTAGTTCGTGATAAACTTTATCATGCTTTTCAAAAGGGTGACTCTTAACACTCATATAACTTATCGACGGCGTAAACAAATAAAGGTTATGGAATTTCCTGTAATAAGAACCGCCTTTCCTAAATTGATTTAACAACAGACTTGTCTTGCCACTGCCTCCACTCCCTACTAGCAAATATATCATACCGTTGCGTCTGCTTATCCCGTCAGGAATATCCTTAATGTATTTGTCCATTCTCTCTTTAATGGGTTTTGTCGTCTTAATATCTTTATTGACTTCCTCTTTTATATCTATAATAGGCATTTATATACCACAACATTTTATTCTCAAATGTTTAGGAGATTTTGTTTAATTAAGGAAAATATAATATTGCCTATATGTATACCATGTCCGACCAACCAAACGACACCAGTAATGATGACACTCTTACAAAACCTAAGAAACAACGCTCACAAGCACAAATCTCCGCCACTGAAAGAATGCGAACCGCTTTGGAAGCAAAGCAAACCTCCACTAGTAAGGTATCTCCAACTGAGAAATCT